CTTATCGGGCTTGATGTTACCCGCGGGGTCGGTGCGAATGTAAATGTTGTCCATCATCCAATGCAGCACCGGATGGCCTCCGTGAGCGATACGCTCCTCAAGAACGAGCTTCATCAGTTCCTTTGTAGGCGGTGACATATCTTTGAAGCCCTGGCCGAAAGGAACTACGGTGAAGCCCATGCCTTCCAGGTTCTGTACCATCTGAACTGCACCCCAGCGGTCAAAGGCGATCTCACGAATATTGAATTTTTCGCCCAGTCGCTCAATGAACTTCTCGATGTAGCCATAATGGACGACGTTACCCTCGGTGGTTTGCAAGAAACCCTGTCGTTCCCAAACGTCGTATGGCACATGATCTCTCCGGACACGAAGATCCATATTGTCCTCAGGAATCCAAAAGTACGGAAGGATCACGTATTTGTCATTTTCATCTTCCGGCGGGAATACCAGCACGAATGCAGTCACGTCAGTTGTGGAGGAAAGGTCAAGACCGCCATAGCATACACGGCCTTCCAGCGATTCCTCGCTCACAGCAAACGCACATTTGTCCCACTTGTCCATGGGCATCCATCGGACGGACTGCTTTACCCACTGATTCAAACGGAGCTGACGGAAGCTGTTCTCCTCGCCCGGATTCTGCTTTGCGGATTCGCAAGCCGCCACGACCTTCTCAATGTCTACTGTAATACCGAGGGAAGGATTGGCTTTCTTCCATGTTTCAGGGCTAGTCCAATCGTCATTCTCATCGGCTCCATAAATTACCGGGTAAAATGTTGGATCAATTTTCCTACCAGCCAGGAGGTCTTTTGCCTTCTGGTGTAGTTCATAGCAGATTGATTTGGTATCATTCCCCGCGGTGGTAATGTTAAAAAATACAGGCTGCGGACGCGCATCGCCGGAGCCTTTTGTCATAACATCGTGAAATTTTCTGTTGGGCTGCACATGCAGCTCATCAAAAATAACACCGTGGGCATTAAAGCCATGCTTATTGCTGACGTCTGCGGAAAGAACCTGGTAGATACTTCCTGTCGGCTGGTAAATCAGTCGTTTTTGGGAATCCAGTATTTTCACTCGTTTGGATAACGCCGGACACATACGAACCATGTCCGCCGCCACGTTAAAAACGATGGATGCCTGTGCACGGTCCGCTGCGCAACCGTATACTTCGGCTCGTTCCTCACCGTCACCACATGTTAAAAGCAAGGCTACCGCAGCTGCCAGCTCCGATTTACCTTGCTTCTTTGGTATTTCAATGTAGGCGGTATTGAACTGCCTGTATCCATTCGGCTTCAGTACGCCAAAAAGGTCCCGGATGATTCGCTCCTGCCAGTCGATGAGCTCAAACCGCTTCCTCGCCCACGGGCCCTTTGTGTGGCATAAACATTCTATGAAATTGACTGCATAGTCAGCCGCCGCCTGATCATAGTAGGAACCCTCTGCCATGAATTTTGTGGGCGTATAATCTTTGAGTTTTCGGATGATGCTCACCTCCAAAATTGGTCTGGGGGTTGTACCTTTGCAGTAAAGGGTGTCCTCCCCTTTGCGGGTAAGAGTGTCTGCCCCCTTGTGGTAATAGGGGGTTACCACTTTGCGGGTAAGAGTGACACCCCTTTACGGTAAGGGATGTTCGGTAGTTAGCGGTAATTGATACGAGGGTTGGGTTTGTGGTGTCCCACCCTCGTGGCTTCAGATGGGGTGCTTCTTGTGGTTGGAGGAGCGCCCCATCATTTTGTAGTTAAAGGGTGTAGCCCCCTTTGCGGATAGAAGAAAAGGAGTGTTTCAAATGACAAAAGTAATTCAGTGCAAAGATTGTACACGGGTGTTTTCTTTCTCAGAGGAATCTCAACATAGGTTCCAGCGCCGTGGCTGGAAAGACCCCATTCGTTGTAAATCATGCATCGAAAAAGCAAAGCAGCGTCGTCAAGACCCATATTGGGGATTCGAGTCAACTATGGGCGACACGCTCCATGCTCCTAAGGGGCACAGAAGGGTCAACTACCCATTCCATGTCGTTGGTGGCTACAGATAAAGGAGGTGGCAGCATGCTAACATTAATAGCAACTCTCGTTGTGTGGGCATTTGTTCAGGCGCTATGCGCGAAGAACCCTGGGCCGTTAATGGTGCTTTTACTTCTATACGCAATTCTCAATCTGATCGCAGAAATCATGTACTAACGGAGGTAGCATAATGAACGAGTTTAACGAAACACACGAGTTGGACACACTGATCGACAGCATTGGTGAATGGATTCTGGAGGATGAAAAAAAGCCAGGAATCCTGAATCCACTTCGAGTGCAGCAGATGAGTTTTTCACATGCAGTGCTGGAGAAGCAGGTCCAGGGCTCTGGAATGCGCGTTACATACACAATGCATGAACCATTCACGAGCATGGGCAGTATCACCGTAGAGGGTGATCACTTAGAGTTTGCCAACTGCAAATGGCTGGGACGGGCCATAGTTTTCGCCAGCAATATGGAGGTGTATTCACTCGCTGAAGGAGGAGTACGCCTGGTGCTGACCTTCCATCACCTAGTGAAAAAGGCATGAAAAAAGCGGCCCTTCTGGCCGCATAACGAGGAAAAGAGCCAGCTGGCCCTTGCCCCGGAAAATATTATGTTTAAATCCGAACCAATGCAGCGTACCGAGCGTAGTCGTAACCGTCGCTCTCAACCGCGATCGCCGTGTGCTTGGTGCCTGCCTTGCGAACCAGGATGCAGCGGAAGGTGCCGTTGACCACCCCGGTGTTCTGGGTGTGCTTGGCAATGAAATCGTAGTCTTCGTAAAGGTTCTCGGCGAAGGTTTCAAATTCGGCCTTGGAGAGGGTGACCTCTGCGATCACCTGGAACTCTGCTTCGTCGCCGTGTTTTTTTGTGGTCTTCAGATCGTCCAGGGTGATGGGCTTCCGTGCAAAATAACCTTTCATGTCCGTTCCTCCTTACTTGCTGCTCTTGCCAAGCTCGTATGCTGCCTTCAGGGCATCCATCAGGCCCCAAACCGGGACTTCGATGAAGTCGTCGCTGTCGTTGTGCAGTTCCTCCAGGTGGCCCCGGAAGTCAACTGCGGCGATCTCGTAAAGCTGCTTTTCCAGTTTCTGCATTTCCTTCTTGCTCATTTTGTGTACCTCCGTAATGTGTTTTCCTTTTGGTAGTACACATTATTGCTCTGAATCCGATATATAGCAAGTTATATCTGAGGCATATAGTACACAAATATCAGGCTGCAGTATGGTGTATATTATGGCGACAACGAGGAACAGAGCCTTTCGGCTCCGTCCCAAGGGGAGTGATTACTTCTCCCTGTGGGTCTTGGTGGGGACCGGGGGCAGGCCTGTGTTCAGCCATGCCAGCCAGCACTGCTTGCAGCTAACCAGGTCGCATTGAACCTGGCCTTCTGGCTCGAAGGGCGGGTGGCCATTGCCGAACATCTCTGCCAGCTCCTCGGGGGTTGAGGATGCGATGATCGCCAGACCAGTTTTTGCCATGTGTACACCTCCTTACTTCCAGATGATTTCATAGCCCAACCGCATCAGCTCCCGGATCTGGGTTACCAGCTGATAGCTGACCATGTTCTCTTTCAGGGGGCAGGCAACGCTCATACCCCAGTCACCGCTGCGTCCGGTGTCCAAGTAGATTACATAGGCTTCACAGCCATCCGCGTATTGGCTCTTTTCCTCGTAGGCCACACAGGCCAGCGGGCGGGCCTCACGGCGCTCGTGTTCGTCGAGGATGTCGTACAAGCAATCACCGTAGATCTCTTCCACCAGGGCGTCGATGCGGTCGGTGGCGCGGAACAGGCCCGCTGCCTCCAGCTTCTGATTGAGTTGCTCGGTTTTCTTCATGTTAGGTTCCTCCAGTTGGAATGTAATGTACCCCTTCGGGTCATGTACATATTCGCTCTGAATGCCCTAAATAGCAAGTTATATCTGAGGCATATACTACACAATGATTTCGGAGGATTATTGTGTAAATTATGCCGTTTGGGAGAATTAGCCTTAGTCTCTGGTGAGACACCAGGCAATCGCGTGGCCGCTGTCCGTAAATCGCTCATCTGACTTGTGAATCAGGGAAAGTCGGCACTCGGATTCGTTCAGCCCTAGCTCGTCGGGGGTTTCCAGGAATTCATAGATAGAAGCGGAAAAGCCGCCTTGCCGATGGGGTTCGGCTACGAACACGCGGTCGCTGTACTTTAGGACCGCACAGCGCCAAGAGGTGCATCTGCGGAGCAGTCGCTCCATGTTGGTGATTTCCATACCCACACCCCCTTAGTCGATCTTAATCGCGATGCTGTACCCGGCTGCATCGAGGGCGCTTGCCAGGTCCAAGGGTTCGGCGGGGTTGTGGGCGTAGCCGAAGGAGTCCACCCAACCAGCTTCCTTCTTGGCGTAAAGGAGCATCGTGGGGGCGCGGCCTTCATGGGTGATCGTCAGCGTCAGCTGAATGCCCAGGGGGATGGTTTCTTCGATGGCCCGCCAGGTGTGGTGAAAGGTGGGTGAGTAGGAAGTGCGGATGGGGTCGACGCTGTTGCTGACCAGGGTGCCAGCGGCGTTAGTATAGGTCATTGCCATGTCAGCACCTCCTTTAGCGCTTGCTGCGGATCTCAGCCCGCTTCAGCTGCTGGGCATCGTAAAGGACCATGAAATCCTCCCAGGAAATCTTGTATGCGCTGCAATCCTGGGAAAACTCAATGCGGATTCCTTCGATTTCGTACCGGTCGGTGCAGGCTTCAATGCGCTTCAGGTAGGCTGCTGCTTTCTTGCTCAGTTTCTGCTTTTTCATTTTGGGGTCCTCCGTTCCATTTGTTGTACACATATTCGCTCTACTTGCCCGAAATAGCAAGTTATATCTGAGCCATAATGTCAACAAAGATCGCGGATGGAAGCTGTGTATATTATGGCACTATACGAAGAAAGAGCCGCAGGGCTCTCTTCCGTATGTGGAGTGGAAATTAGGCGCGGGCCAGCCGGAGGGCGTCGATCTTGGCGGGTTTGCCAGTTGCCCAATCGGTGTAGTTGGCGTTGACCTGCGTGGTGCCGACCATCTTGAAGCCGACCTTCTCAAAGGCGACCAGGGTGCGGATCAGGCCAGAGAAGTTGCTGCTGATGGTGAACTCGGTGATTCCGTTGGCGTCCAGGGTGGTGGCAATGGCTTCGATATCCTCGTCCCAAATGACCTCGTTGAAGTCGATCAGGTCGTTGCCGCAGCGGCAGCTGTTGCGGTATGCCCAGAAGGCGGTGGGGTTAATCCCCTCGGCGCGAATGTCCTTGACCTGGTTGGCGATGGCGTTTTCAAAAGTGGTGATCTTCTTCATGGTGTGTACCTCCGTTTGTTTTGTTGTACACATATTCGCTCTGAATGCCCAAAATAGCAAGTTATATCTGAGCCATAAACTACACAAAGAAGTGGCCCAGGAAGTGTGCGTATTATGACGCTATACGAGCAAAAGAGCCGCGAGGCTCCCTTGCTGTTATGCGGTTGGTGTATCAGTAACCCATCTTGCGGACCCGGCGCTCGACTCGCTCCATCAACCATTCCTTGCCGCAGAAGCGGATGTCCTTCATGAAGCTGGATGCTTCCTGGTTGAACTGAACGAATCCGTCGCCGTAAATGCTGTGGGTGGCTTCGTAGTAGATCTCGCTGACCAGGCCTTCGTGGTCGGCAAGTGCAGCCTTGGCGTTCTGGTACTCTTCGCTGTCTTCGGCGTTATCCTGGAGGGTGTTCTCCAGGCCACCGATCGTGAACCGAGCTGCGTAGAGAATGTTGCGGAAGGCCTTCTTCTGGCGGGCGTTCATATCTGCGTATTTCATATTCAAATCCTCCAAAAATGTGTTTTTCCCTTCGGGTTATGCACATATTCGCTCTGAATGCCTGAAATAGCAAGTTATATCTGAGTCATATACTACACAATGATTTCCCACCGAACCTGTGCAGTTTATGTGGTAATTTCAGGGGTGGGGTCCGTTACCAGAATAGCCAGAATCATCCGTCCTCCCAGCCGGAACCCTTCAACAAACCCATCTTCTTCGATCAGCGAGTCCAGGTAGTGATGCTCGGCAATGTAATCGTCAAACTGCTCACGCTGAGCCGGGGTAAGGACTTTACGGAAATCATCGGCACGATCGGCAGTTGCCCGGTCCTGGGCATACCGCTTTGTTGTCTTGTCGATGTTCCTGGAGCAGGGATCAATCGCTCCGCTGTATAATTCGGATATGAGCTGCCGCAGCATTACAGCACCTCCCCAGTCAGAATGAAATGGCAGTAAGTCTCCCGGTTGGGTCTTGTCTTGAGAAATTCCACAAGGTCATCAAAACCCAACTCATAAGCGACTTGCGCCACCACACGAATGTCAAACATATTGGTTCGGCCGGTTTCACGGACCACCAAAATCTGGTCGATGATTTTCTGATCAAGCATGGTTGGCACCTCCGATCGAATCACTCAGCCCCCACTCCAGGTAACAAGTGTCCAGTCCGTTAGCCCGGTAGCCTTCCAGAATGGTGTTGTAGTAAACGACACTTGGAGCGCCCAGTGGGCGGCCATCATTCATGATGTACACCATCGCCTCAGTGGGGGTACCGTTGAAATCCACTGTTACGGTCTCCTTGCGATAGAGGAAGGGGTAACCTTCGTAGTAGTCCAGGTTGTGCTCATCCCGTGGGGAAATTCTCCAGAGCAGCACCGGGACCCTGCTACCCTCCTTGGGCTCGACGGTCGCCACAGCGCCGCGTTGACCGCCACGGAAAAGCAGCTGGTAGTCCTGGAGTACAGTTGCCCCCAGGGGCTTTGCGTCCGGGCAGCGGCGGGACATTTGGCCCAGGTGCAGGTTGCTGCCATAGGCCAGGTAAATTCTCTGCTTCTTTGCGTTCATGGTTGTTCCTCCTTTGTTTGAGGGTTTATACCCTTCTACCACCTTAAGCCCGCCGAGGCGGGTAAGGGGGCCTGTGGCTATCTCCTTCAAGCAGCTCTGCCGCTGCGGAAGGCTGCGTCGCCGTCCAGGCGCTTGGTGTAAAGTTCGCGGGCGGTCTTGAACTCGTCGCCAATGAAACCCAGGCGGAGGAGCCATGTGCGCATTGCGTATTTGGGGTTTTCGGTCTGCTGGGGCTTGGAGCTTGCGGAGCGGACTTCCTTTGCCATCTGGCTTAATGCGAGGCAAAGCTGAATGTAACTCTTGAGCTGGCCTGCGTGGAGGCCGTTCTGTTTGCCGTGGGCGGGGGCGTCGAACTGGAAGAGCCGGAACTCGACCGTGCCTTTGGTAAAGGTGGCGTGGAGGTTGAGCATGTGGTAGCGGCTGTCGTTGTAGTGGGTGTCGCGATCGTAGGAGGTTCCGTGGCAAGCGTACCAAAGGTCGGAAAGATCTTCCATGGTGTCAGGCTTGTCCTGATTCACCCGGGTGAGGAAAACCGGGTTGACCGTCTGGCAGTAGCGGCTCATGCGGTTGCGATCAAGGTTGAGGGCGCTTGCCAGGAGGCTCTCATGGCTTGCCATGATGTTTGCCAGGTTACGCAGTGTCCGGGCGGTGTGGCCGTTGGCACCGATGTGGATGTGAACTCCGCAGCCTCTGGTGGCGTCACTCTTGGCTCCGGCCTTCCGCAGCTTGCGAATCAGCTCCTGGAGGGTTTCCATGTCTGCGTAGGTCAGGATCGGGGTGACCAGTTCACACTTTTCTTCGCTGGGGCCGTGGATGCTGCTGTCGCGCTGGAATTTCCACTCGCGGCCCTTTGCATCCCAGGCGCTCCAGGTTGCGTAACCGTTGCGATAGGCGGTGTCGGAGAATCGGTTGGTGCCGAAAAACTCTGCGGCGATTTTTGCCGCCTTGTCGCGGGTGATGCTGTTCATCTCAACCTCGACTCCGATGGTCTGCTTCTTCATTTCCTGGATCTGCTTTTCAACCTTTGCGTTCATGCTATTTACCTCCGTAAAATATGTGTTTTTCCTTTTGGTAGTACACATATTCGCTCTGAATGGTGTAAATAGCAAGTTATATCTGAGTCATAAACCACACAATGTTTCGGGCATGAAACTGTGTATTTTATGTCTATTTATCGGTGATTTTCTTACAAATGTCGACACCGTAAACGACATTCAGCCCGGAGCCATTATCCCATTTCACCATGATGCTGCCGATAGCATCAACACCAATTACGGTGCCTTTGGTACCTGGTGGTGGGGCTTGAGGATCATCCATCTGGACCAGCTCAACTCGGGTGTCCTTGGGGAAAGCCTCCCGAAGGGTGGCAATCACATAAGGTTTCGGTCCCATGGTAGCCACCTCAGTCCTGCTCGGCTGCGGTTGCCGCAGTGGCGGAGGCCTGTTCGGTCTTTCGGGAGCCGCTCTTAAATGCGGAGCTGCCAGAGAGGTTAGCCAGGAGGATCTTCCGCTCGGTTTTGTACTCGTCTCCGATAAAACCGAGTCGCAGGAGGAAGCAGCGGAATGCATACTTGTCGCTTTCGGCGGGCTTCTCCTTGGCGGTGACCCGCTTCTGCTTCCGGGCCATTTCGCACATGGCTGCGATCAGCTTAACGCAGGCGTTGAACTCTTCGGAGGTGGCGTCCGTGCGGACCCAGGGGAAGGTGACGGTTTCCTCGTTAATCGCGATCGGCAGGTTTTCAACCCCCAGGGACTTCTTGATGAGGCAGGCCTTGGCATCAACCAGCTTCTGGAGGTTGTCCAGGGCAGCATCCGTGAAGAGGCTTCTGTTCATTATCACGCGGTTGTAATCCCCAGTGGCGGGTTTTTCCGCGGTGTTTTCCTCTGAGGCGGGCTCCTCCATCATTTCGGGTTCGGCCTGGGGAGCGTCGTAGGAGAATGCGGTGTGCTGGAAGCCGCGTTCGTTCAGCTGATCGATCAGCGCCTTGACAAGGTCCGGCTCTGCATGATCGTTCATATGCAGGTTGCCGCTCTTGTCGACGGTGATGAAGCCGACCTGGTAGGCAAAGGTGGGAGCTCCCTGGTATTTTGCAGCTTCGCCGGTAATTGTGGTGAGGGCCTTAACCAGGTCCTTGCGGGTGGTGCCAGTGCAATTGAATTCGTAAGTCATTGTTGTGACCTCCTTGTGTTTTTTTTGTAGTCACATGTTCGCTCTGAACAGCCAAAATAGCAAGTTGTTTATTGGCCAGACTATGTACAATAATCCAACCCCATATTGTGCATATTATGGCTGTTCAGTTTGAGGAGGTTAAAACAAAGGGATCTGGCTTTCGTCACCAATAGCCTCATCATAGGTATAAGAAAGGCCATCTCTTACGAGTTCCACACCCGCGGTGCTACCCATCTGCTCGATGTACCGATTGACGATGACATCGCAGAATTTCTCATCCAGCTCAACCGTGTAGCAGATTCGATCGGTTTGCTCGCAGGCGATCAGCGTAGAGCCGGAACCGCCGAAGGGGTCCAGGACAATGCTGTTGCTCATGGAGGAGTTCATAATGGGATAGGCAACCAGGGCGATGGGTTTCATGGTGGGATGGTCACCGTTCTTCTTGGGCTTGTCGAATTCCCAGATGGTGGATTCCTTCCGACCCGTGTACCAACTGTGC